CCCAGCATGGAGGTGTCGGAAAGGGGATGCCGGTTGCACACCCAGTAGGCCACCACGCGGCCCTCCGCATTGGTCTCCACGCCCTGTACGATGTTGTGGACCTCATAGCCTCGCACCGTGCACGGAGCCAGCCGGTCGTAGCCGTCCGGGCTGCAAATACGGTCCGCCTCCATCACGCGCACACGCAGGCCGTAGGGCTGGCCGACCTGCTCGCACATAGGCAACGCCGCGAAGGCGTCGCCATTCATCAGGTAGCCCAGGTAGGCGAGCTGTTGTAGCTTGTAGAAATTGCCCAGCCCGTCCATGTCGCACTCCGGCGTGTCCGCCCACAAGGAGAACTCCCGGATGATCTTCTCCTGCAGCTCCTCCGTCTGCTCCGCCGACAGGCCCAAAAATGCGCCGTCGATCTGCGGCGCAGGCATCAGGCCGCCCGCCACCACGTTCGTGCGCAGCGTTTTCAGGGCCGAGGCCGCCACTGGCACGCCCATGTAGGCGTCGCGGCTCCTCTGGCGCAGCACGTCGATGTTGTCCTCGATGTCCTCCTTGGAGCTGCCGCCGTGGTATTCCCATCCGCGCATACTCTTTTTTGTCAGGTTCGCGCCGTAGTTGCCGTATCCGCTGTTCAGAAATTGCAGCGCCGTCCGCGCGGCGCTCCTGCGCACCGCATGGACCGGGGCCACGGCCTCGAAGCAGCGGTCAATAAAGTTCCTTGCCATGGCCGCCCTCCTCACACATCACGGGGTACGAAATGGTACAGGCGGTTTCTGCCGCCGGTCGTCTCAGCGGCTTCGGCCTCTGCCAGCTTCGCCGCCCAGTATTCCATTTGCGCCCGGATTTGTTTCAGGTCGGCTCTCGTCAGCATACGGGTCCCGATCTGATAGCTCTGGCCGGTCGCCACGGCTTCCTCTGCCGCCAGCCATGTATTCAGTTTCTTGGAGCACAGCTCCTTGCTGAAAACTGCCATGTTAAATACCTCCACTCAGGCGGCGTCTTCCGGTTGCCCTCTGCCGCCGCTCTGTCTCCGTCTCCTCCGGTCCTTTCAGCACCGGGTTTGCGATCTCTAAGGCAGCGGTGGCGTAGTTGCGCAGGTCAAGCGGCTCGTTTCGCTTGTAGCTCGCGTCCTTGATCTCCCACACCGTCACGCTCCGCCCCTTGCGGAACCGCACCACGGCCTTCTCGCTGGTCAGGCCCCGGAAGTATTGCTCGTCGTATCCGGCCTCCTCGTTCAGCGGGAAGTGGCAGTAGTTTGGCCCCTTCCGCTCCGGCGGCTCGTGCTTGAGGCGCTGATACACCAGCGCCTTGCCCGCGTCTACGCCCAAAACGAACAGCGGTGTCTTCACGCGGTTGTTCGTGGACGGGTTGCGGATATATGGCACCTCCTGGCCGCCCTTGCCCTTGATGGCAAAGATGCGCCGCTCGTAGCGCTCCTTGGTGAAGCGGTAGACCTGATCGGTGTGGTGGCCGCCGCTGTCGATGCAGGTGCACAGGATGGGAAGCTGCGTCCCGTCCTTCTTGCTGAACGTCGCTGTCAGGAAGGCGTCCAAATCGCGCCACACCTGTTCCTTGAGCATATCGCCGTATATCTTCTGGTAGCGGATGCCCCAGCTCTCCTTGCCGACGCCCCAGCCCACGACTTCCACCTCGAAGCGGTCATCCTGAACGTCCACGCCTGCCGTCAGCACCAGCACATCCTCCGGCACCTGGGCGTCGTATACCTCGCGGCGGTTCACCAGTTCGGTGTCTTCCAGCCGCTCGCCCGGCTCCTCCCAGGTCTCGCCCAGCTCTGTGTTCACCCACGTTTTCATCTTCTCCGGGTCGCCCTGGTCCAGCATCTCCTTGGCAAGCAGGAACTTCTCCACGACCTCCTGCCACCCGCAGAAGGTGGAGGCCAGCGTGTTCAGGTGGAAGCCC